CACAACGTACAACTATTATCTACAAATGATAAGAGATGCTACCGGATTAAATGAGGCTAGAGATGCAAGTACTCCGGACGCAAGAGCTTTAGTTGGTGTTCAGAAGTTAGCAGCGGCTAATTCAAATACAGCCACAAGACACATATTAGAAGGAGGATTATTCATTACGCAAAATCTAGCGGATAGTTTAACTGTTCGTATTTCTGATGTATTAGAGTACTACCCGATGAGAGAAGAATGGATTAACAGCATCGGTATCCATAACGTATCTATATTAGAGGAACTAAAAGATCTTCATTTAAGAGATTTTGGTATTACAATAGAATTAATGCCTGATGAAGAAGAGAGACAAGTTCTAGAGAACAATATCCAAATAGCTTTAGGCAATGAAATGATTGATCTTGACGATGCTATCGATATTAGAGAAGTTCAAAATAGTAAATTAGCTAACCAACTATTGAAACTTTCTAAACGTAAGAAAGCAGAAAGAGAAGCAGAAGCGGCTCAACAAAATATGCAAGCACAAGCAGAAGCTAATATACAAACACAACAAGCGGCTGCTCAAATGGAGATTCAGAAAGCGCAACAACTAACAAATGGGCAAAAAGACTTGGCTGCATTCAATGATAATTTAGCTAAAGGATCTTTAGATAGAGAAGTTGAGAAAAAGAAAGAATTAATGCAATTTGAATTTGACTTAGCTGTTCAATTAGAAGCTGCTAAATCTCAGCCTACCGCTAAAGATGAATTCTCTGAAAGTAGAAAAGATCAAAGAGAAGGCATGAAAGAAGGTAATAAGAGACAAATGCACAAGGAGAAATTAAATGCAAGTGGCTTTGAATCAAAAGGAAACGACTCAATTAACAAAGGAATAGACTTAGGTTCTTTCGAACCCAGGTAATATATTAAGTGTATAATTATATAATATCATATCATGGAAAACAATCAAAACGACGATAATGTCGTAAAAGTAAATCTGCAAGATTTAGCTCAAGCTAAAGATGACGCAGCCGAAAACACTACCCACAAGGTAGATCTTTCGAAACCGCCTGCTGACACGCCAGCGGAAGAAATAACAGAAGAGACTCAAGACGTTATTACTACAGAAGAACCTGACGCAGATCCAGAAGAGTTAGCACCAGAAGGTGACGATAGCCCTTTAAGCGAGGATCACGACAGTGCATTAGTCGAAATTATAGATGAAGACGAATCCGATGACGAGGATTTGCCTCATCACCAGATTAACGATAGTGAGGACCCTGTAGATGATGGGCCAACATTACCTGAAAATGTTCAGAAGCTCATTGAGTTTATGAATGACACAGGTGGAGATATTAACGATTATGTTAAACTTAATACTGATGTAGATTCATTAAGTGAAACAGATCTGTTAAGAGAATACCATCAAGCATTAGAACCGTCATTAGATGCTGATGAAATTAATTTTTTAATGGAAGACTTGTATAATTCAGATGAAGATCTTGATGACGAGAGGGAAATTAAGAAAAAAGGAATTACAAGAAAGAGAGATTTAAGTAAAGCTAAAAAGCACTTACAAGGTCTCAAAGACAAATACTACGATGAAATCAAAGCTGGCTCTAAGTTAACTCCTGAGCAAAAGAAGGCTGTCGATTTTTTTGGTAGATATACAGAAGAAAACAAGGAGAAGACTAAGACAGTAGCTAGAAGAAGCGAAATCTTTACACAGAAGTCTAATATGGTTTTCGGCGAAGAGTTCAAAGGTTTTGAATTTAAAGTAGGCGAAAAGAAATATAGATATAATGTAAAGGACGCAGCTGCGGTCAAGGAAGCTCAGTCGGATATTAACAATTTTGCCAAGAAGTACTTGGGCGATGACAATACTCTATCTGACGCTAAAGGCTACCACAAAGCTCTGTTTACTGCAATGAATCCTGATGCAATAGCAAATCACTTTTATCAACAAGGTAAAGCTGACCAAGTTAAAGCATCGGCAAAAAACGCAAAGAACATTAATATGGATCCTCGAGGTACCCATGATAAAAATGTTCCAAACGCGAAAGGCTTTTCAGCGAGAGTAGTAGACAGTGATAACACAGCTCCGGGAAAATTGAGAATTAAACGGCGGTAAAATTAATTACAGCCAAAATAGAACATTATGAGTTTTAACACAAGTGGGGCATTCCCTGCCTCTTTAACTCCATCGCCTACTAAAACGTTATTTGACGGTAACTACTTGGCAATTGGATCAAACGACTTTAACTTCACTAAACAATTCTTACCAGAAGTGTATGAGAAAGAAGTAGAGCGTTACGGAAATAGATCAATCGGATCTTTCCTACGTCTAGTATCTGCTGAAATCCCTATGGCTTCTGATGAAGTTGTATGGTCTGAGCAAGGTCGTTTACATATTGCATATAACGACGCCGTTATAGCAACTAATAACGATAATACAGATAACACGATTACAATCACTGGTCACGCTATTAAAGTGAACCAGAATATATTAGTATCTTTTGGCGCTGTTAGTGTACGTGCTTTCGTTAAATCGATCACAACTGACACTGTTGAAGCGTATCCTTACGATGCAGCTACATGGCCAGCAACTTTTGTTGATACTGCTAATCCTAACTTAACTGTATTTGTTTACGGTTCTGAACACGGTAAAGGTACTTCTGGACAAAGAGGTTCTTTAGATGCTGGATTCCAAAAGTTCTCTAATGCTCCTGTGATCATCAAGGATCTTTATTCTATCAACGGTTCTGACACTGCTCAGATCGGATGGGTTGAAGTTACTACTGAGAATGGAGCTGGTGGATACTTATGGTATTTAAAATCAGAGCATGAAACAAGATTACGTTTCGACGATTACATGGAAATGATGATGATTGAATCTGAAAAGGTTGGATACTCTATCACTTCTGCAGCAGATCCTCAAACAGGTGATACGTTCACAGTTCGTGGTACTGAAGGTTTACTTTCAGCTATTGAAAACAGAGGTCTTATCTTTAATGATCAAGATTTCAACAACGCAACTGGTTTAACTGGTTTAGCTGAGTTTGATTTAGTATTAGGTGAGTTAGATAAGCAAGGTGCTATCGAAGAGAATATGTTATTCTTAGATAGAGGAACATCTTTAGATATCGACAACATGCTTGCTCGTGCAAATTCTTACGGTACTGGAGGTACATCTTACGGTGTATTCGAGAACAAAGAAGAGATTGCATTGAACTTAGGCTTTAGCGGTTTCCGTAGAGGATCTTACGATTTCTACAAAACTGATTGGAAGTATCTTAACGATGCTGCTACAAGAGGTTTAACAGGTGATTTACAAGGGGTATTAATTCCTGCTGGTGTTTCAACTGTATACGATCAGAACTTAGGGAAGAATATTTCTCGTCCTTTCTGTCACGTTCGTTATAGAGCTTCTGAGGCTGACAACAGAAGAATGAAATCTTGGATTACTGGATCAGTGGGAGCTGCTACTAGTGATATCGATGAGATGAACGTTCAGTTGTTATCTGAGAGATGTATTTGCATACAAGGAGCTAATAACTTCATCCAATTCAAAGCTACAAGCTAGTAGTTAATGAATCATATATGATACAACGAGGGTCTATATGGCCCTCAACGTATCATTTTTAATACCAATTATTTTATAAAATTATATTATGTCAACACCAAGAAAGAAGGCAGCTGCACCTAAAGCTAAAGCTAAACCAGCCAACAACGCTCAAGAAGCGATTGAAGCAAAAGAACCAGTTACAATTGGATACGAAGGACAAATTCCTGCACCAGTAAAAACTGCTCCTGTTAAAGATGAATGGGAAATTAGAGATAGAACTTATGTATTAGTAACACGTAAAACGCCTATTCTAGTAACTATTCCATCAAGGCATACCGCTAAAAGAAATCTATTATGGATGGATAATGAAAAAGGGTATGAACGTGAATTAAGATATGCTACTAATCAAAAGTCAGTATTTGTTGATGAACAAGAAGGACATGTTACTCTTGCACATATTCTTATAAGGAATGGATCATTATTTGTTCCAGCAAACAAGGTAGCTTTACAAAAGTTACTTTCGTTGTATCACCCTTTAAAGGATAAAATATATAAAGAAGTAGACACTAACAAAGAGGCTATCGATGATATCGATATTATGGATCTAGAATTAGATGCACAAAATGCAGCAGCTAATATGGATATTGATTTAGCTGAAGCTATTATGAGGGTTGAACTAGGAAATGCCGTAGCTAAGATGAGTTCTAAGGAACTTAAAAGAGATTTACGTATGTTTGCAAGAAACAATCCTGCGCTATTCTTAGAATTAGCTAATGATGAAAACATCGAAGTTAGAAATATAGGAATAAAAGCTGTTGAAGCAGGGATACTTAAATTAGCAGAAGATCAGAGAACATTTATATGGAAGTCCACAGGACGAAAAGTTATGACTGTACCTTTTGATGAAAATCCTTACTCAGCGTTAGCTCAATTCTTTAAGACTGATGATGGAATAGAAATATTTCAAAGCATCGAAAAAAGATTAGGATAATAACAATTATGACATTAGCCTGTTATATATAATAATAGCAGGCTATCGTCATAGTATTACAAATAAAAAACTATGGCAATAAACGTTGATCCAGTGTACCAAAGAGTACAGGCAATATTAAATAAAGAGCAAAGAGGCTTTTTATCACCACAGAAGTTCAACTTATATGCCAACCATGTGCAACTAGACATATTCGAACAATACTTCTACGATCTAGCACAATACTTACGCATACCAGGTAACTCTTCAGAATACGCGGATGTTATAAGTATAATAGAACAAAAAATCAGTTTATTTGAAACTGAAGACTCGTCACCTACATATTCAGCAAATTACTTTAAGCTACCTACCGATTGTTATCGATTAGGTATTTTATTATATGGGAATATAGAATGTACTCCAGTTACCAAAAAAGAGTATGGTCACATTGCAAGGTCTCCTATAGGCAAGCCTTCTGATGCAAGACCAATATACGTTAAAGACATAAACGGAGTTAAAGTTCTAGGAACTAATCAATTTACAGACATCGCACCAAGTGCAGACCCTATAACTATGCAATATGTAAAAACACCTGCAAATGTTGTATGGGGATATACAGATATATTAGGTGTAGAATCATATAACGCATCGACATCAGTAAACTTTGAATTAGATCCAAGTGAAGAAACAGATGTTACATTAAAGATATTAGCATTAGCAGGACTTGAAGTTAAAGACTTATCAGTCTATCAAACAGCTGCTCAAGAAGACGGAATGGAAAATCAACAAGAGAAACAATAATTAGATGGGATTTATAAACGAAACAGATCAGTCATACTACGAAGGAAATAATGTTGGAGGATACCAGTATGTATCTATTGATGATATTATAAATAACTTTCTCATTATGTTTACAGGTGAAGATAAAGTAATTCCTAAGTCTAATAGAACAGAAGTGCAAATGCACGCTAAAAGAGCTATCCAGGAATTCTCTTACGATGTATTTAAGTCGTTTAAAGGTCAAGAGATAGAAATCTCTCCTACATTAACAGCTAGATTACCTATAGACTATGTAAATTATGTGTCTATTAGCTGGGTTGACCAATCTGGACTAGAAAGAATATTAACCCCTCAGAGAATGACAAGTAATCCATCTTCTATAGTTCAGGACAGTAGTTTTGAATACACTTACGATGTTGATGGTAATATAATAGAAGCTAACGAATCAGTAGCTTGGACACGTTTCAAAGCTAACACAGCAGATGCATCTGTCGAAAAAGGAACAGAGCTAGATGATGTT